AGTGTAAGATGTAGTTAAACCGTTAACTCTTCTCCATCCGTTGTAATCCCAACGTAAGTTCCATGCAGCTCCTTTACGTAAATCTCTTAAGATTTCACGGTCAATTTCAGCCGCAACTTGTTCAGACAATAAAGCTGTTAATTCAGCTTCAGCATCGATGTTGTGGAATGCAGCAACGTCTTGAGCTAACTCAGGAGACCATTGTGCTCTTAATTTTCTTTCTGTAACAGATACAGTAACTGAATCTAAGTCGAAAGAAACCTCACCGATTTTGTCTTCAAATTCTAATTCTTCATAACGTCTAAACGCTGCGTATAATGATGTTCCTGAAGTCGCTTGAGTAATAGTAGTACCTGTGTAACCATCTAAAGATGTAGAATCACAATCAGCACATACTGGACAAGATAAATCAACTTCTAAGTAGATACATCCATTAGCATCACATACGTTTTTAAATGAACCACCGTTACCAGTTGATGGCCAAGTAGTTTGAGTAGTGCTACCGTAAGAAACGATACCTTTACCATATTGTTGAGTAACAACTCTGAACAATAGAGCTCCTGTTGATACTGGACATGGTGTTGTTGCAGAAACAGCTAAACCTGCACCTGTGAAGATAATTAAATCAGATAAGAAAGATTCTGTATCCATTTCATTACCATCAGGTCCGATTAATTTACCTGCACCTGTATCAGCAAAACCACACATTTTAACGATAACTTTTCTTGTGTTACCTGAAGGGATAGTTGCATCACCTGCAGTATCACCTGAAATATTAGCATCAACTAATAAACCGTTAGTCCATTTTTGGATTGAGGTTGTAGCAGTGATTGCTGACCAACGACCTTTTGAATAATCGAATAAACCTGCTGGGTCTAAACCTGGTTCAGTTCCTTCGTAGAATAAGTCATAAAGGTTTTTACTTACCGCTCCAGCTCCTGTGTAACCTGCATTTTGAGATGTTGGTCCGTTTGGTGCTCCTAGTGGTGCGTAGTGGTCTCCTGAAGATACGTCACTCCATTGAGTGTTAGTACCACCTGAATAACCTTGGATTTTAGGTACGAAGTAGAACAATTTACCGATTGGTAAGTTCATAGCTTGTACAGATACGATGTCATTCGCTAATAATTTAGAGAATACACGTCTTACGATAGGGAAAACAACAGTTTCAAATGAACCTGAAGACCCGTCAGACGTTGCTTCGTTAATTAAGAAAGACGCTTGGTTCTCATATAATTGAGCTACGTTTTCTTTTAGGTGGCCTTTAAGACCTTCAAGGAATCCTAATTTATCCCATTTGTTGATAGTATCTTCTTTGATAACTTTAAGGTGTTTTAACCCGATGTTACCAACAAGACCTGATTCTAATAATGCTCCCATTTTTTTGGTTTTTATTTGTTTTTAGTTTATTTTTATTTTAATTTAGACATTAAGTCTTTCATTCTTAAGAATTGAGGATTTTCATATGTTTTTGACTCAATCAATGTAACTGCTGAACCTGTAGCTGGAACGTTTTCAATTTTACGTTCAATAGATTCGTTCATTGGTTGACTTGTCGTAACTGAAAGTTCATCCTTAATTGATTTATACAAGTTTTTAGATTCTTTGATTGTTTCAACACTATCAAATCTTCTCAAGATATTAATTTTTTCTTGTTTAGACGTTGAATGTTCAGTGAACAAACGTGTTGCGTATGCTAAGTTTGAATTAAACACTGCAACTTCGTTTAATTTATTTCTGAACACGTTAAGTGCTTTTCTGTATTCTTCATTTTTTTCTCTAAGAACTTGTAATTCTTTTGCGTCTACGTTTTCTTTGATAGCGGTATTAGCATTTGAATGTGCTTTTGGTTTTGGTAAACCACCCTTTCTAAAATTAGAACCGTTACCCATTGTACGAGCCGCCTCTTTAGTTTCAACCTTTTTAGCTCCGCTCTTTTTGATTGGTTTTGCTTCGCCATCAAGATTTTCACCTTCTTTGTATTCAAATTTAGCTTTACCTGTACCCATAGTTTTAGGACCTTCTTTCATTTTTGTTTTAAATCCTTGACCTTGGTTTGGTTTTGCATTGTATTTGAATTTAGGACTACCCATTCCGACACCTTTAGGTTTGATGCTCATTTTAGATTCACCCATTACTGGTTCTTCAATGTATTCTTCATCTTCTTCGTCTTCCCATTCGTCTTCTTGGTCTTCATCATCAAAATGATGACCTCTCATAGAATGATGTGGATGTTCTTCCTCTTCCTCTTCTTCTTCATCATCGTTAAAGAAATATTCATCCATAGAACCGTAAGATTCAGCTCCCATACCTTCTTCGTCGTTAAATTCAATTTCGTAAACCATTTCATCACCTTCATTTTCTTCAGATGACCAATTTTCGTTTTCTTCTTTGTAATCCATATCGTATTCTTCGTTTTCGTCTTCGTTATGTTGTTCAAAAACTTTAGAGACAATATCCTCGATTGATTCTTCATCAGAATCATCATCTTCGTAATCGTCTTCATATTCGTTTTCGAATTCTTCTCCAAACTCATCCATTGAGTACTCTCCATCTTCACCTTCACCAACAATCATATATTCTTTATCAGAATCTTTTAAATTGATGTTACCTGATTCATCTTTCGTAACAACGATGTTATCTTCAGGTCCCATTAAACTGAAAACACGTAAGATTTCATCTTCGTCGTCTTCACCAGTAAGGTCGATAGTTTCTTCGTCGTCAGATGGCTCAGCGTCGACGTTCATATCTAGATTATCAGTATCCATTTCGTCACCTTCTTCGTCAGACATATCGTCTTCCATTTCAGGTTCTTCCATATCAACATCTGTGTCAATCTCTTCTTCTTCTTGTTCAGTTAGAGATTCTTTTACTAGTTCTTTGATTTCTTCCTTCATTGTTGAAGCAAGTATTCCTTTTGCATTTTCAGCAACCGCTTCTTCCAAATTTTTCATTTGGATGATTGCTTCTTCTACTAAAGATTTTTCTTTCGCCATTTGTTGTTTTTATTTTTAATATATAAATATCGCCCATTTCCAAAAAAGTTTATTTTAAACTATTTTCAGTATGGGTTTTTTATCTATAATAAATATCATCCAAATGATAAAAAACAAAAAGGGGAACCTAAGTCCCCCTTTTTCATTATTGAAATATAAAAATTATTATTCTATCACCTCATCGATTTTACTTTCAACAATAGCGGTTATTCTCCAATCCTGAGTGTAATTCTCATAAATCTTAGTTACTTTAGCCTCTACATCTGTAGGGTTGTAACCTCTAACCAACTTTTCTTCACGCATTTTTTTAATTTTACCTGAATTTTCATCAACCATATCGGTTGTAATTTTTGCAATAAAATACTTTTCGTCCATAATTTAATTTTGTTTAATATCCTAAATAATCGTTCAATTTTTTCATTAAGTCAAGAGATTTGTTACCATTCTCTCCAACATGTCTTTCTAATTTCATTTTTTTCTCTTCGTCCAAGTTTTCTTCAAAGTTAAATCTATCCTCAGGGTTTTGGAATAAATAAGCTCCTGGTGTAGATGGTGATGATACTAAGTCAAAACAAATTAATTCAAAATCATCTTGTACTTCATTGGTTTCACCAACTTTTTTTAACGACCCCACACCTCTTGATGAAATCCCTAAAGTAACACCTTGACGTAAGTAGTTAGCTGCCATATCTCCTTTTGTCGATACGATTCCTCTTTCGTGGAACCCAGGACTTGTTAACAATTTTAACTTACCCATCAATACAGGACCTTCCCACCATATCTCAGTAATTGCATGAGAAACTCTATCTAAGTCAATCAATGACGATTCAGGGTGATTTAGTTCTGATAAAGCAGTTCCCTTATCAATCATCTTTTTATAGTTGTCCGCTTCTCTTTTAAGAATACGTTCAGGGTATATTCTACCATTTCGGTTTGGTGTATTGTATTTTTGTAAAACAGCATAAAATTCGAATGGTTTAGAATGGTCTAACATTCCTTTAGATTCTTTAATTATTTGTGCGTTATGTTCATTTGTTGGTGACACATATCCCGCATCATATTCTACCAATATACCTTTACCTGATTCATTAGGTTGTAAAATTCTTAAATTCATCTCAATTATTTTTATTATAAATATTGAGCAATCTCTAATTGTGTCTCTTCATCGTTTGTTTTAGATTTTTTAGTTAAGTAAAAATTGAAATAATCATTACCAAAGAAATTCTCATAAAATATTCTCTGAGTTACTTCTTTCATTGAATCTCGTATTTCTTTTGATTTAAAGTCGTGTTCCCCGTCATTTAAAAAGAAATTGACTTCTAAGTTCATGAATGATTTTTTACCTTGATTTAACCCACTTGACCTTAGGTCTAAATCAACAATAAATTTGTCATCAAATAATTCTTGATTTATTGATTCAAAGACGGAATGTTTTATTGACCTACTCATATTGAGTACTGTCCTTGTCCAATTTTCACACTCTTTTATGGGTTCTACCCATGTTTGGATGTTTAAGTAGAGTGATTTAAAATTTACGGAATCTACCGTTCCATAAACAACTTTTGCAGTTGAAAACCCATTGAGTTGGGATGTTTTCCCTTTTTTCATTTAAATTCATAATTCTAATCGTTTATTGTTTTTATAAAAATAGGTATATTTACTGCAATAGTCAAAATATATTTAAACAACCAAAATTATGCTAATAGTACAAGTAGACAAACACACAAATTTAGAAAAAGCTTTAAAAATTTACAAAAGCAAAGTGATTAAAACAAGGCAAAGTACCGAGTTAAATAACAGAAAAGAATTTCTGAAAAAATCCGTTAAAAGGAGAAATGAGATTTCTAAAGCGAAATACGTACAAAAAAAGTATAACTCAAATAATGATTAAAGATTTTCATTCAAACTCTTAAGTTTGAAGTAAGTTAACTTGTCGTATTTTTCAGAAATTACTTTACCAATAGTTTCATCAATCTTTGAATGAGTTGATGTATCTTCATTGGTGTTTTTCATTTCAGTTAATTTACTAACAACACTTTCTTTAATTGTGTCAAATTTTTGACTCAACTCATTATCATCTTCTGAAAGAAGTTTAGTTAATTCTTTTTTATCTGACTCATCTAAAGACTCAATAAAATTAGAGATAGTTTTATTGGCAACATTAACCATTGCACTTAAAGGAATTTGTACTGATTCAGATTTTTTAATAGTTGTTTTCTTAAGAGATTCCGAAATAAGTTTTTTACTTTTTAATCTTGATTCAATAGTTAAAACATCACGAGAAAAAAGATTATCAATGTCAGAATATGTGTTAACAATTTTAGAATTTTTAACCCAAGACTTAATATCATTAATGTCCGAATCTTTAATTTTGTTTACAGTATTTTCATATATTGTAATACATTCATGGATATAGTCTTGAACCACAGATTCATTCAAACCTTTATTTGATGATAAATCATCATACAAATAAAATAATTTACATATGTTTTTATTCTCTAAAACTAATTTCTTAAAGTTTTTAAGTTCTTGTTTGAATGTGCCGTTTTTGTACGATTCTAATAACACATTCTCTATCCTTGATTTTAATAATCCAAAATTTGTCATCTCTTATTTTTTAATATAAATATCAACCATTTAGAAGTTTATCAAGTTGTACTTCCATTTCACCTAAAGAATTTCTTCCTTTAGATAAATCAATAAACGAATCTAACTCAATCATACTGTCACTTTCTAACAATATGTTTAAATTATCTCTGTTTGATGATTCAGGTGTTAACTCAGCTTCACCCCCTACTTCAGGACCTCCTGGCGGTGGTGGTGGAGGTGCTCCTCCCCCTCCTAATTCTCCCCCTCCTCCTGGAGGTGGTGGCGGTGGTGTTGCTCCTCCTGCAGCCGCCCCTGCGGTAGCACCACTAGCACTACCATATAATTTATCAACATTATCAAATACACCTGTATGTGTAATGATTGTTGCGGTATTTGTTAATTCAGCACCAACCGCTTTCTCAACTCTTTGTTGTTGTAAATCAAGTTTAATTTCATCGTCAGAAAATCCTAAAATATGTTTCTTAGCCCATGTTACCGATACTGGAGCAATACCTTCAATAGCCGCAACAGCGTCTTTATACAATAACATTTTTTCTTTCCAAATATCAATTTTTAATAAATCTGCTTGAGTTGATGGGTTTGTTAAACCTATGGTAAAGTTGGATAACTCATCTTCAAAACCTAATAAGAATAAATGAATAATTGCGATTTTATTCATTTCCGCAATCATACATTTTTGTATTCTATTAATTGTTCTTGCAAAACGAATATCTTGTAATGATAAGTTTTTACCATCACCAACAACTTCCTCAAATCCTAAAAATGCTTTAGGTACACGAAGAGCGGTTAATAATTTCTTTTGAATATATTCAATATCTGCAATCTCCGCTAAATTTTGTGCCCCAGGTAAAGTTTCGATTGGAGACGCTTGTGCTGGGTCACGTACAGGTATAAAATAATCTTGGTCAACCGCCATTTGGTTGAAACGTAAATCGACATTACCTGACTGACTATCAACAACCTGACTTCTTTTAAATTTATTGGCAACACGTTGTACATACGGTTCAACGTCTTTGTCATCCATATTACCAACAAACACTTTAAACACCCTTCTTTCAGGTGCTCTTGATGTTCTATAAATTAACATCGCGTCTTCAGATAACAATAATTGTTTCCAAATACGTCTTGCTTTTTCTAACATAGAAGTACCATAAGGAAGTTTTCTATCATCACCTAATAAACGGAAATGAGCCAT